GAGAGCTGGCGCTCTCTGGCCGCTCCGTCCTGTTCCTCTCTATGCGGGAAATGGTTACCCGGGTGACGTCAACATGGCGGGGAGAGGGTTCTGAGGCTCAGGCCATACAGTCCCTCACTGAGCCGGATCTCCTGATCATTGACGAGGTCGGCGGAGAGTCTGGCTCCGTCGTGGAAAAGCGGATATTTTTCTCCGTCCTTAACGCCCGGTACGAGTCACGGCGGCCCGTGATCCTCATCACTAACGTGAACACTAACGGCCTCAAGGATTATCTGGGAGAGCGTGCTTATTCGCGGCTCTGTGAGACGGCCTCGCTCGTACTGATGACGTGGGACGGTTACCGCGGCAAAACTCTGAAACAGCAAACATGGGAGACGGTCTAATGATCTCGGCAAACTTTATCCACAACACACTTACGAAACCCGTGGAGGCCAGGGCGATGCCTCCGAAAGAACGCCGCGAAATTATCCGGCATAAGGACGGGGCCGTTACTCCGGAGAGCCTGAAGTCTTTGGAGCCGGAGTTCCGGCTGGTCAGGGAGTACGTGAAAGAGCGGCGCCCACACATCTCCCGCTCCGCCGGTAAGGGGATATTTTTCCGCGGCACTCCGGAGCCAGTCTGGCAGGCTCTGGATATTCTCTGCCGCTCTGTCCCTCCCTCCTGCCTCACGCAGCAGGTAGGGCTTGAGCTCTCCGCTATCGTCACGGCCTACAAGGTGAGAGGAGGCCCTCGGCCGGTATGCCTGTTTAAGGACTTCGTCCCGGATTGCTCATGGGTACGGACGGACGAGGACGTCATCCGGTATATCAAGGAACTCCGGAGCCTCCCCGGCGGAAAGGCCAAACGGTTCCCGGAAAAGATCCGGGCTCATATCACTCGGGCCGCTCACCGGGCTCCGTCCTACTTAGTGGCTGAACGCTACGGAGTCTCTAGCTGGTACGTGTTGGAGCTCCTAAAAAAAGAGAAGGAAATAATTAGCGATAAAAAAATTTGATAAATATATTAGGCATGCCTAATTATCCCTGTAAGGATCTCCTCTAAGCCTCAGCCACACGCCGCACTCCACGCCCGGGAATTCTCCCGGGCTTTCTTTTTCCCCTTAAGTATTAACCCCTGTCCGGTAAGATAATCGCTTGAAAAGATTATCCTAATTCAGGAGATGACAGTGGCGGGACAGTTTTCAGCACGTGGCGGCAGGGCTCTCATGGCCAGAGGCAGACTCCCGGCCGGAACTATGAACCGCACAGAAGAGGCGTATAGGGCTCTCCTTGAGTCCCAAAGAGCCTCCGGGTACATAGTAGCCTACTGGTTCAATCCGATCGCTCTGAGGCTCGCTAAGGGCTGTTATTACCATCCTGATTTTATGGTGCTCCGGCCGGACGGTCTGATCGAGCTCCATGAGGTTAAAGGTTCCCCTGCCATTTTTCAGGATGACGCCAAAGTTAAATGTAAAACCGCGGCGGAGATGTACCCGTTCCCGCTCTTCGTCTGTTACCCCAGACGGAAAAAGGATGGCGGCGGGTTCGACGTCATCCCGTACCCCTAGAAAAATCTCCCTGGCCTTCGGCCCCTAGTCCATCCTTAAACATGAAACACAGACTCGAGCCAGTCCCTCGTGAAGACTTTCCTATCGGCTGCCACGTCAGACTCCCGTCCGGGCGTCGCGGCGTCGTGGAGGCATGGGTCGGAGAAGAGTCGCGGCTGGCTCCGGCTGACCGGATCAGAGTCCGGTACCTAGACGGAGACCGGGACACCGTGCAGCTAGTCCCTAAGTACCTGCAGCGAAGTGATAAGAGGTAAAGCTATGACAGCCGCGAAACAGTTAAACAACCCGCCAAAAACTGAAAAGAAACATAAAGGCAACCCGAACCTAAAGCCCGGGCCCGGCCGTCCTAAGGGCTCTCAGAATAAGCTCACCAAAACCGTTAAGCAGGCCGTGCTCGATGCCTTCGAGGAGTTGGGTGGGGCTGAGTGGCTGGCGTCCGTGGCCCGAGAGGATCCTAAGACATTCGCCCAGCTGCTGGCTAAGTGCATCCCGGCAGAGGTTACCGGCAAGGACGGAGCGGCTCTCATCCCTGAGGGCCAGCCTCCCGTCCTCGTTGTCCCGGCTCAGCTGGCCCCAGAGGAGTGGAGCCGTCAGGTCTCCGGGCTTGATAAGAAATGACAGAGGCCGGATGGATCGCACAGCCGGGCTCTCAGGTGGTCTTCTTGTCCTGCCCGGTGTTCGAGTGTCTGCTGCAGGGTACCCGTGGCGGCGGAAAGACTGACGCCCTGCTCATGGATTTCGCCCGAGAAGTGGGGAAAGGGTACGGAGCGGCGTGGCGCGGCGCCATTTTCCGACTCACTTATCCGCAGCTGGCGGACGTCGTGAGTAAGAGTAAACGCTGGTTTCATCTGATATTCCCCGGCGCAAAGTTCAACGAGTCCACATATAGCTGGGCGTTCCCGGGCGGAGAGCAGCTTTTTTTTAGGTATGGCGTTAATGCGGATAGCTACTGGAATTATCACGGCCATGAGTATCCGTGGCTAGGGTTCGAGGAGCTGACGAACTGGCGCACGGCTGACTTTTTCGAGGCCATGCTCTCCACTTGCCGCTCCTCCGTGGCTGGCGTTCCTAAGCGTGTACGTGCTACGACTAACCCCTTTGGCGTCGGTCATGGTTGGGTTAAAGAGCGGTATAAGATCGGCGTCCTGCCTCCCGGCTCCCTGATCGGTGACGGCGTCCGCCAGCGGACACAGATCCGCTCAACCATTTGGGAGAACTCTTACCTGCTCGCGGCTGATCCGGGCTATGTCGACTCGCTCAAAAAGATATCCGATCCGAACCGGCGCAAGGCGTGGCTGGATGGGGATTGGGAGATCCATGTCGGCTCATTTCTGGAGGCTGTTTGGGATCCGTCGCGGCACGTTGTCAACCCGTTTTACATTCCCTCCAGCTGGCGAGTCTGGAAAGGTTTTGACTGGGGCTATGGTCATCCTTACGCGGCTCTCTGGCTGGCTATGAACCCGGACGGAGTTATCTATGTCTGGCGTGAGCTCTACGGTTATGGCGGCCGTCCTAACGTAGGCTCCAGAGAGGACGCCGGTACCGTGGCGAAAAAGATAAACGCCATAGAAGAGAACGACGCCCGGAACGGGTACGAGTACCGGGCTAACTTGGCCGACCCTGCAATATTCTCCCCCACTGGTGTAGGCGGGCCGTCCGTAGCCACGGCCATGCGTCAGGCTGGCGTGAAGTGGATACCGGCATGGAACGGAAAAGGCTCACGCATTAACGGAGCCGCGGAAATCGTCCGGCTGCTGGCTGAAGATAAGCTCAAATTTTTCTCCACGTGTAAGCACTGTATTAGGACAATTCCCTCACTGGATCCTGATCCACTTAACCCGGAGGACGTCGACAGTGACGAAGAGGATCACCTCTGGGATGCTCTCCGCTATGCGGTCATGAGAAAGAGACGGGCTCCAGAGTCTGAGCCTGTAACGCCAGCCATGCCGGAGCCCGGCTCTATAGGGTTCTCTGATAACGGATCGATGAGGATTTTCTAATGGACATTTATAACGCTGTAACCGTGGTCGAAGAGGGTGACGAGGCCAGGGCAACCGGCTCCGCTGATTTCCTTGAGCAGGTCACAGAGCCCGACCCGCTGGCGGAGAAATGGGCGGCCCGATTGGAGAAAGCAAGTAAAGCTAGTGAGCCCTACTTCAAGCGGTGCAAACATAACCGGAAACTTGTGGACGGGTTCAACTGGCGAGAGTCTCCGGAGTCTGCTGGGTTCGTAACACGGAGAGCGAACCTCATACAGGGGACAATAACGACGCTCCTCCCCACAGTCTACGCTCGTAACCCTGAGATTGAAGTCCGGCCCACTCATGGAGACCAGGGGAAGCTGCTGGCGCACACGCTGGAGACCGTTCTCAATCGGCTCCTTACAGACGCTGATTTAAAAGTCCGGGCTAAGGCGGCCGTCCGTGCCGCTCTCACGACTTCAATCGGCTGCCTGAAAGTCTGCTGGCAGGAGTCTGAACCGGCTCCTGTGGCGGTGCAGCGGATACAGGACTCCCGGGACAACATCGACCACGTGGCTGGGCTTACCTCCAGACTGCAGGACGCCGGGCTCTCGTCCGACTCTGACGCTATCCATGAGGAGCTTTCCGAGACTGTGGCGGCTCTCGATGAGAGGGCCGAGATAACGGCTGGCTATGGCCTTGTAGTCGACAGAGTCATGATCGATAACCTGCTGATTGATCCGGCTGCCCAGAACTTTGAGGACTACACCAGCGCCGGATGGATCGCCCAAATTATCCCCATGCGTCGCTCTGAGGCTGAGGAACGTTTCAGAAAGAAACTGGATGGCGCCAAGGTCTACACGCCGGATACTGGCGTCGAGGACGTGGCTCAGGGCATTGTGTCCCGGCGCATTGCCTCCGCGTCTCGATCAGCCGGAGAGGATGATCAGATCTGTATCTATGAGATTTGGGATAAGGCCAGCCAGCGAGTCTATACCATGGCGGAGGGTTGCCGCTGGTGGCTCCGGGAGCCGTACTCTCCCGCCGGTGTAGGTAAACGCTGGTACCCGTTTTTCCTTCTCCCTTATCAGGTGGTGGATGGCTGCTTTGTCGGCCCGTCTCTCGTTGACCTGACGGAGAAACTTCAGGACGAGCATAACAAGGCACGGGATAACTTCAACGCTTATCGTGAGCTCTGCAGCACTCCGGGATGGATCGCATCTTCTGATGTAAAACCGTCGGCGGCTCGTACATTCGTCGACTCCCGTTTCGGGGAGGTCATATTATTGGATATCGAGCAGGATAGCCTTGGTAAGTCAATCATTCCCCGACCTGTCCCTCAGGTAAATGCTGCCGTCTATGACACTACGGCCGTCCGCCAGGATTGGGAAATGGTGAGCGGCCTGCAGGATGCCGCTCGCTCCTCTGTGGTGAAGGCAAAGACCGCCACAGAGGCAAAGATTATGCAGAACTCTCAGGCTGGCCGTGTCGTTGAGTTCACTGATCAGGTAGAGGATTGGCTCAGTGATCTGGCCGTCTACTCCGCCGAGATCTGTCTCCAGCACATGGACAGAGCCATGATCGAGCGGATTATGGGGACAGAGGATTATGACTGGCCGGAGATGCTGACTAAGGAGGACGTTTTCTATATGGTAGACGTCTCTATCCGTGCAGGCTCCACGGGTAAGCCCGACAAGTTAGAGGTGCAGGAGACATGGCAGCAGATGCTCCCCACTCTCCTCCAGATGATTCAGCAAATAGCCGCCATAGGTATGCAGGGCGGAGACGTGGAGCCGTATAAGTATCTGCTCCAGCAGACTGTTTCCCGGTTCGATGACTCGATCGACCTCGCGGCTCTCATTCCTGAGATCCGTCAGCCTCAGCCTCCACAGCCTCCCGCGGCTATGGCTCCGGCAGAGGGACAGGCTGAGCCCGGCGCTGAGGCTCCGGCTGAGGAACAACAAACAGGAGAGGCTCCGGCTGACATTCCGCCGGAACTCCTCCAGCAGATTGCATCCGGCGGCGCTGGCGCTGTCGAGCAGTAACACCCATAAACAGGAGAGGTATATATGTCTGACCTTGAAAACGCTATCCAGTCCTCCGGTTCTGAGGCTCCGGCCCCTGAACCCTCCACCGATCCGGCTCCGGCTGAGACCACTGAGGCTCCGGCCCCTGAGCCTGCAGAGTCTGGCTCCGAGAGCCCGGCTCCGGAGTCCGCTGGATCCTCTAACCCTGAGCCGTCAGCTATCGAGAACATGCTGGACTCTCTGACTGAAGGCCCGGCGGCAGAAGGCCAGGGCGGTTCATCCGTTCCTGAGGCTGGCAAAGTCGGAAAGCCGGACGCCATTCCTGAGGCTAAGGCTGACGCTGACGCCACGGAGCCGGAGACGGCTGAGGCTGAGCAGTCAGCAGCGGCGCCGGTCACTGACCCCGACAGCCAGCTCCTCGCTGGCATTAAGAACCCTCGCTCCCGTGCTCGTATTCAGGCACTGCTAGACGAACGAAAGCAGGCAATAGACGCGGCTCGTACGTACCTCACAGAAGTGCAGGTCGCTGGCTACGATGAGGAAAGCTTTGGAGTCGTCCTGCAGTTCGGGCGGCTCATGTCGTCCGACAACTTCGAGGACAAGCGTCAGGCTCTCCAGATGATTGACAAAGTCCGGGAGAATATTGCCCGGGAAATCGGTGAGCCGGTGGCTGGCGTTGACGTTCTGGCCGGAGCTCCGGATCTCCGTGAAAAGGTTAATTCCCTTGAGCTCACTGAGGAGGGAGCCTTAGAGATCTATCGAGCCAGAAAGATACAGGAGGAACGGCAGGCACGGCTGCAGGCTGAGCATTCCCTGCAGCAGAATCAGCAGGCTCAGGCTCAGGCCATTGAAGGGGCCCGGCTCCAGATTATCCAGTTCGGGCGGTCGAAGTCTAAAGAGGTTGACTATGAGCCGAAGATGAAAGCCATACAGCAGTGGCTGAAGGATCCGGTTCACATGAACTCTATCATCTCTCAGCCTCCGAGCCAGTGGCAGGCGGCTCTCTCGTTCCTGTATGACAACATCGCCATTAGGAACCGTCCGGCCCGGGCTCCTCAGCCTATCACGTCGACCACGCTCTCCCGTGGAAAGCTGGCCGCGGCTCCCGGTGATCCTCGCGGCTCGCTCGAGGTAGCCATGAAGAACTTAGGAATTTAAGGCAAAAAAAATAGGAGGCAGAAATAACTGCCTCCTGAAATCTCTCATGTGTTGGCATACAAAGGAGATAGCAATGGGGGAGCCCCACTGCAGGACTACACCTACAAGGTACAGAGAAAGGATAGCCTAAAGCCTGAGAGTTTTAAACAGCCTCAGGCTTTATAAATATTTATCCGGGCCGAGAGCAACAGCCTCCATCATGTAAGGGCAACATTCTCAGAGGGTTACGCTCGATGCCATTCTCCATAGATGATTTTGAAAAACTGGATTTCTCCAGTCCTGCCGTGACGCCTAAGGCTCCGGCCCGCCAGCCTAAACAGTCGGCCGTGGATTTCCTTACAGCTGACTTCTCCCCGAAAGAGACGAGCGGCGGCGGAGTCCTGCCAGCAGGGACAAAGATTAATTACAACGTGCCGCGGTCGGACACGACGGAGGCCAGCAGCTTAGTGGGTAAGGGGCTCGATGCCTTAGGGCTCCGGGACTTTCGTATCGCCACTAAACGAGGCTTTAATGAGCTCCGGAGTACCGGGAATAAACTCGGCTATGTTATCGGAGATCTCGCTGGATTAGACGGTTTCCGTGACGCCAACAAGGCGGAAATAGATAGGCTTGAGGCTAAGAACAAGAGGCTCGCGGCCAAGTACACACAAGGGACTCAGGACGCTCTCGCGGCTGTGGGGCGAGTCTCTAAGGATCCGAACTCTGGCGCGGCTGATCTCGCTGGCGCTTACCTCTCCAACCCGTCCGCTATTGCTGTAGCCGTGAACGAGTCCCTCGTCCCGTCTCTGGCTCTCCCGGGCGTGGGCATGGGAGCAGGTGTTGGTGCTAACGTGGCCGTCCGGGCAGTCCCGGCTCTCGCTCGTGTCGTCAACCCGTACAAGATCGCCATGGGGCTCACTGGTCTCACTGATGCCGTTTCTAATGGCGCTGACGCCTACACGGAAACTGAAGGGGACAAACTCCACAAAGCCCTGGCCATGGCGGCCACTGGCGGCGTGACCTACCTCAGCAACAAGCTGACTGACCAGGGCGCTATTGGTGACCTGTATAAAGCGGCTTTTAAGAAGGGAGCGGACGACTCGTTGGCACAGATCGCGGCTAAGGCTCCGCTCTCCCGTGCTCTCAGTACTGCCCGGGATCTCACGTTCAAAAGCGCTAAGGGCGGCGTGCATGAAGTCCTTAACGAACTCCCGCAAACTGCAGGGCAGGATATTTCTGTCGACC